CATGTAGAAGGTGTACGCGCTGCCTGCTGTTCTGTTCTGGGGCTTATCCCGCGAACGAAACAGTCCAGAAAATAATCCCATTCTCATTCTCCTTTATATAAAAATAATGCCGCGATCATCGTAGACCGAAGCACCGCCACCTTGGTGTCGTATCGCTCTGTCGAGTGCCATGATGGTTGCCACCGCGCCGTCGATACGCTCTGTCGATTTTTCCTTGTCGGGCTTGATATTGCCTGCGGGATCTGTTCGCACATAGATGTTATCCATCATCCATCGAAGCGGAGCATTGCCGCCATGAGCGATTCTGCCTTCCAGCACCAGCTTCATGAGTTCCTTGCTGGGCGGGGACATATCCTTAAAGCCTTGACCGAACGGTACGATGGTGAAGCCTGCGCCTTCAAGGTTTTGGCTCATCTGCACCGCGCCCCATCGGTCGTATGCGATTTCTTTGATGTTGTATTTTTCTCCGAGTCCCTCAATGAAGTCCTCGATATACCCGTAATGAATTACATTGCCCTCGGTCGTCATGATGCTGCCTTGCTTTTTCCATGTGTCATACGGCACATGGTCTCGGCGCACACGCAATCCGATCGTGTCTTCTGGTATCCAGAAGTACGGGAGTATGATGTATTTCTCATCGTCGCTGCGAGGCGGGAACACCAAAACAAACGCCGTGATGTCTGTGCTGCTTGATAGGTCAAGTCCCGCATAACATTCGCGGCCTTTGAGTGCTTCTGGGTCTACCACGCCGTCGCATTTGTCCCATGCGTCCATCGGCATCCAGCGCACCGACTGCTTCACCCATTGATTGAGTCGCAGCTGGCGGAATAGGTTTTCTTCCGCTGGGTTTTCTTTCGCGCTGTTGAACGCTGTACGAAGTTTGTCGATGTCGACCGTAATGTCGAGTGACGGATTTGCCTTGTACCATACGCGCTCATCCGTCCAGTCGTCGTTATCGTCGATTCCGTATATCACGGGGTAGAAGCTTGGGTCGTTCCTGCGGCCGTCGAGAATGTCTTTTGCCTTCTGGTGTAGTTCCCAGCAGATGCTGTGTCTGTCGGTGCCTGCCGTCGTGATCAAAAAGAAAAGCGGCTGCTTTCGCGCGTCGCCCGATCCATGCGTCATGACATCGTAAAGCAATCTGTTCGGCTGCGCGTGTAATTCGTCGAATACAACGCCGTGTACATTCAGTCCGTGTTTCGTATAGCTTTCCGCTGACAGTACTTGATAGAAACTGTTTAATGGTGTGTATACCAAACGCTTCTGTGATAGTACGGGTTTGATGCGTTTCTTTAATGCTGGACATTGCTCAACCATCTGGCATGCTACATCGAATACGATTGACGCCTGCTGCCTGTCTGCTGCGCATCCATAAACCTCCGCGCCCCATTCGCCGTCTCCCGCCAATAAATAAAGAGCGATCGCTGCTGCGAGTTCGCTCTTGCCTTGCTTTTTCGGTATCTCAATGTACGCGGTATTGTATTGCCGGTACCCGTTTTCTTTTACCGTACCGAACACATCTCGCACAATTGTCTCTTGCCATGGGAGCAATTCGAAATTCTTTCCATGCCATTCGCCTTTTGTATGTTTTAGTGCGCTGATAAATGCTACCGCGCGGTCTGCGAGAGAGGGCTTTGTAATGATTTTTCTATCGGGTATGATTATGCTGTTTGCCACTTGCTGCCTCCTCGCGTTAAAAAACGACAACGCATCGCGCTGCCGTCTGCTATGGTTTTATTTCCGTTTGCGTATTAGTGTGACCTCCTCACCGATGATCTTGAGGGCTTCGTCGTAGCTCCGCGCTTCGAAGACCCTATCCCGCAGGTCGTTGAAGGCGATGATCCGCCGCTGCTTGCGCATGATTTCGCTGACCTGTCCGAGTATCCAGTATATGTTTCCGCTGTGGCCGTAAGGGTCGTATTCCACGATGGGCTTATCCTTTTTCACGCTTGCCGTCCTCCTTGCCGAGTGCATACGCTTCTTCCATCGCCTCTCGGAGTGTCCACACCGCTATGTCGAGGAAGTCGTCGCTGTCTCTGTATCTCTGTTCAAGGTCGCCGCGCTCCTTTACGCCGTACACGACGCGCTTTGCGATTTCCAGCACCTTCTGCTGTTCCTTCTTCGTGAGTTTCACCATGCTGCGCCTCCTTACCAGTTCTCGCTGTGGAGTATAATCTCCAGAGCGAATCGCGTGTCCTCGTCTACCGCCTCGATGTCCCAGCCACGATCGTAGTTGCATACGACCTCGCCGCCGCGCTTGATCATGAGCTTGCTGATCCTGCCGCCGTCGATACCGAACTCGCTGCCTTCGTCCCATTGCTTTATCCAGTAGTGGTATCCGCGATGGTTGATGAGGATGCATCCTTCTTTCCACATAGCCGCTACCTCCTTACCATTCGAAGCCCGCGAAGGTTGCGATCTCACGCGCTGCGTTCATCGCTCTTTTCGGGCTGGAGTAGTCGCGGATGAATTTCGGGTCATCCTTGCCGTTGCGTCTTACCGATGCCAGCACCGCTGTGCCGCAGAGCAGCATGCGTATCTCCAGCGTCTCCTGCTGCTTGCCGTACCATGCGACCTCGACCTCGCGTGTCCACTCTCTGTGGTACACCGTGTTGTTCGTGTCGGTGGTCTTTGCTGCTTCCGTGAAGCCGTTTGCTGCGATGAGCTGTTCGAAGTCCTGTCTTGCTTTTTCCTGCGTCATAGCTGCCACCTCACATTCTCTCGATCGTCACGGTGTTGTCTGCGGGATTCCACTTTACCGTGTATCTGGTCTCTTTGCCGCTCTTGTCGCGGGTGATCACTCTGGTGTCGCCCTCTGCTGCGCGGTACATTCTGTTGATTTTCTCTCCTGCGGGGAGCTGCTCTTTGATTTGCTGGATGTGTCTCTCTGTCATGATACTGACCTCCTGTGTATTTGGTAGTACAATTAAGCCAGAAAAAAGAGGAAAAGTCCAGCCTAAATCGCGAGAATTAGCGAAGAAGACACAATATTTTTTTCGCCGTTTCTTATCACCGTAACGCTGTCCGCACCCGTGAAATTGATGTATCTTTTTACGATTACATCGGCGTATCGCGGGTCGAGTTCCATCGTGTAGCAACGCCTGCCGAGCTGCTCACATGTAATGAGCGTCGAGCCGCTGCCTCCGAAGGTATCCAACACGATTTCACCGATCCTGCTGCTGTTCTTAACCAAACGCGCCAAGAGCTTCAGCGGTTTCATCGTGGGGTGATCGTCATTGCGAGACGGCTTGTCTTCGTTGAGTATGGTCGTTGAAATTTTATCGCTGAAGATTTCACGAAGCATATCTCGCATTTCGTCCTTCTTCAGTTTGTTGAAGTCGATGCGCTTGTCTTCGATAACCGTCGCCTGCGTTCTGTCATCAACGAAATAATGGGACGCGCCCTCCGTCCAGCCGTAGATACACGCTTCGTGTTTCCATTGGTAGTCCTGGTGTCCCATCGTGAATGAATTCTTATTCCAGATAAGCATTTGACGCACTTTGCCGAGTGCTGTGCTGCAGCTCTGGCGGAATGCGCCGCCTTCTGTTTCCGCATGCCAGATATAAAACGGAGCGCCTGCTTTCATGCTTTTCTTCATGCAGCCGAATGCTGCGGTGAGGAATTCTACGAACTGCGCCTCTGGCATGTTATCGTTCTGTATTGTTTTTCCGTTGCTGCCTTCGTAGGCAACATTGTACGGTGGGTCTGTGATGCAAAGGTCTGCGACGCTGCCGTCCATGAGCTTTGCCACATCAGCTTCCTTCGTGCTGTCTCCACACATAAGTACATGCTGACCGAGCAGCCAGATGTCACCGCTTTGTGTGTACGGTGCCTTATCTTGCGGTGACGCTGCGGGCGGTTCGTCCTCCTTGATTTCCGACTGGTCATCAAACAGTTCGCTCATCTCCGAAACATCAAAGCCCGTAAGCGTCGCATCGTATCCGCCGTCGTTCAAGTCCTGCAACAGAGCAGTCAGCAACGGCATATCCCAATCACCGCTGATTTTGTTCAGCGCGATATTGAGTGCTTTTTCTTTTTGTTCGTCGATGTCCAGCACCACGCAATCAACCTCGGTGTATCCCAAATGCATCAACACCTTGAGACGCTGATGTCCGCCTACGACCACTCCTGTGCGCTCGTTCCAGATGATCGGCTCGACATAGCCGAATTCCTCGACGCTGCGCTTGAGCTTTTCGAACTCTGGGTCGCCTGGCTTTAGGTCTTTACGCGGGTTGTATTTTGCGGGCTGCAAGCGCTCGACGCTTACTTTCCTTATATCCATTACACGAGACCCCACTCCGCAAATTTCTCGAATCCACCGATGGAATCGATGAAGTCTCGCGCGATTGCAACGATTTCATCATACGGTCTGCCGTCGATGGTTTCGTCTCCGATCGCGCAGCAGAGTTCTACGGGTACGCCCGTGTCCTGCGCTTTGAGCCATGCGTAAATGTTTACCGACACATCCGCTTTCGACAAGTCCTTGCCGTGAAGCCCGCCGCCTGTAACGCTATCCGCCATATCCGAGCCGAGCTTGCGGTTCGTCGCGCCGGTGTCAACATCGGTGCCGCCTGTCCAGTAGCCGAGCGGATTGATTTCCGCATGCTTAAAGATTGACGCGAGTTCCTTCGTCTCCGCGTTGCTCTGGCAGATGATGAGTCTGTCGCCGTCGATAATGTATTTGCCGTCGCAACCATACTTTGCGTAAATCGCTTTCGCGTATCTGGATAGCTTTGCCTGTTCCTCCGTGACGGGAACACCACGGAAAATACCATTGTCGCCACAACGAGTCTTCTGCGACTGGTTTTTTGCAAGAATGGGATCCTGTGAGAGTTCGTGGTAGTCAACGAAAATCTCTGCACCAGCAATACGGCTGACCGTTTCGCCAACCTCCGCCATCGGAAGCGATACCGAAGTTTCCGCGATGATATGACACACGCCGTGTCCGATCAATACCTCGACTGCGATGCGGGGAGTATCCTCCTGCGCGTATGCGAGGTCTACAAGCGCACCTGCGATGCGGTCTGCGATCTTATCG